CGTGGGTTAAGGCTGGTGGCCACTCAATAGGAAAGAAATTTCCCAATGAGTGGCGAGTTCGGCGGTAGCAAGCCGCCGAGCATTTGCAAGAAGAAGAGGGAACGCCAGGAAAGCATGTTCATTAAGAACAGTTTCCGAAGGAGGATTCCCTGAACCTGTGAAGGCTCCAAGTGGGGCTTGAACTTCCAATCTGTGAAGATCATCCCACTTGGATTCACACTCTTCGATCGATTTACGCGTGGCCTCTGGATGCCAAACCTTTCGCAAATCCTTTCCAAGCTTGGAATGTGCAGCAACTAGTCGTTGAAAACTAGGTTTTGCAGTTCCTAACCCGGCAGCCCCAAGCTGGATAGCGAGAGACTCCCGAGCCCAGGTCATTCCCCTTAAGCGGACATCGTCCAAATTTCCTAAATTGACGAGCCCCTTCGGAGGAGGTAGACCATAAGCTTGGAGCGTATAGTCAGCAATACAATGGTTAACGTCGTCCTCAGCCATCTGAGCGAGTTCGTCGTACAGGATAGGCGTCCATAATCTCTCATAAGAGATCTTTGGATCCGCCGCCTGGCCCCATAGTAAGCTGGCCATAGATCGACGATGGGCTTTCGAGGCTAACTTGGTGACTCTTGTCTTGGGTCCCACCTTTGGGTGAACAAGACCGGCACCACCAAGCTTCCTAGGTAAATAAGGCGGAATCCCAACCTTTTGGAATCGACCGGCAAGGTCATTCCAAAGAGTCGAGGAAACAGCGTGGATGGTTTTGAGGCTAAACCCAGCGGCTGCGTAAGCAGCATTGGCAAGCCCCGCACCCATCCACAACGGGAGATCGCGAGATCTCTCGTCCGGACCAAGTCCTTCCACTAAGCCCCGTAAGGGCATGGCGGACGACCGGTGTTTCCGTTCCATTTTGAGGTAGGTACGTGTATCAATACGAACCATCCTCCTCGCCGCTTTACCTCTCCGGACACGATAGATCGGCAGACCTTTCTGCGCAACAACCTGTCGTGAGCCAAAGAAAGTCCAAAGCTCTTCCAGGAACACTCCCCGGTTGGGGGATATGCAGTGTTTACCCTTTGATAAGATCGCACCAGTCCGATTTAACCTGGACTCGTACTCCTTTATCGCGGGTTCTACAGCAACTCCTAGCAGGTCATCGCCGCATATAACGGCTTGTGCCCGGATGGATTCTCCGGAAGGCAACTTGAAAAGTTTCTGCTTTTCCAGTGCCCCTTCCCAACACCATCCGTGGTAGATACAAAGCAGACTCCAAGTACAAGGTAGTCCCATAAGGATTCCCCTGCAAGTATCGGCTGTTTCGCCATCAGGCCACGTCAAACGTTGAGAAGCCACTCCATGCTTCAGTCCGTAGACCTCCGCCTGAAGGAACCTGCCAGATTCGATTAACCCATCGACGATCGCCGAAGCGACGCCTAAAGGAATCAAATCTGAAGCTGTAGTTAGATCGGAGGAGAGTACCTTGCCGGTAGCTCCTATCAACCTATTCACTGCATCATGGCTCTTCCCTGCAATCGTGTCCCTAGTCAGTCCCCACCGTTTTAAACCAACGGCTAAACGGCGACGAGCAAGCTGTCCTAAAATCAAGGGTGAAGGCTGCATAGCAGCAACTATCCTTGTCTTAAGTCCACGCTCTGGTATGACCGTGACACGACCACGTTGAAGTGAGAGAGGGTCAACACCCTCCGCAGAGCTCATCTGTATAAGTTCCGCGCACACCGTCATCCACACATTCCAAGGAATGTGGGCAGGAGGCTCAGGAACTTCAACGTCAGACCTCGCCATGAGATCCGTCAATTCCGCATTAAGACCGCCCGAAGATCTGTACGATGAGAAGCTAGCAGAAGTACTTGTTACCAAGCCTGCCACATCTTCCCACTTTGGTACCTTCGGAAGGAACTTTTCTGCCCACTCTCGACTGTACCTTCTCACCGACTCTAAGTCATCGTCGTGACACTTAAACTCGTCAAGCAGATTATGCTTGTGAGCCTTTAAGGCCGACGCAGTCTCGAGTTCAGCACCATATGGTAAAGCTCTGCCTAGCATTGATAGCTGACCATAGGTGGCGAGATCTTTCAGTAGAAGTGGAGGGCACTTGCGTAAAAGCCGATGCTGCACATCAGACCCCTCTAGGAGGAATTTTGTGCGGCATGCGGAACTAAATTTCTTTAGTTCGCGCGCGCAGGCAAATACGCCAGAGCCCACAGAGAAACGACGGATCCAATCCCAACCGTCCTCAAACCATTTCTGGTTTAAGTCGGCGTTCTCCCTTCTGACCAGAGAAATGGTGGAACCTGTTGTCGCAGAAACTGAAGCCGCCCAAACATCCCGAAGGACGTTCAGTCGACCCATTCCATTGACAACTTTCCTACTAAATCTCTGACTTGCAACTCTCCCAACCCTAGGATCCCGAGGGACACCTACAGGTAACTCGATTGTGAGAGTTTGCTCCTCACCCGCCGGTGACTTGACATCACTGTCAACGCCAGCGCCGGGTGGGGGTATCGCATGCTCCATTCTCGATCTAATATGCATCCTGCGTAAAACCCAGGACACCATTCGTCTTAAACGTCGC